CTTCCTCTAAGACTATTCATAGATACTTGCACGCCATCTTCATAACCTTTGTTACCATCTTTAGTTCTTGATAAATGAGATACAAGTATTAAACCAATACCAGTTTCTTCTACTAGAGTTCTTAGTTTAGATACAAAATAATCTATAAGTTTACGTTCATCATTTGTTGTAGCATCACCTAACGCAGACAAAGCCATATGTAAATGGTCAAGTATAACATAATCTACATTACATGCTTTAGCCATGTATCTTATTTTAGATAATAAGTTATCAGCAACGGTACTACCGAAGTGGTTATATAAGTAAAACTTGCCACTACCAATAGTATGTTTGAAAGTTTCTTGTAATTGTTGTTCACTTATTCCTTCTCTAGTTAAATGTAATGGTTTCTTTAATTCAACACCCATGATACCAAGTGCACTACGTTTAATACTTTCTTCTAATGCAATGTAACCTACAGTGTAATCATTTTTTAATAAGTTTAATGCTACATGTCTACAAAAACTAGATTTACCTACACCGCTTCCGGCAGTGATAGTAACTAATTCACCTTTACGTAACCCATGTGTTTTAACATTTAAACATTCAAACGGATATGGAACTGTTACATGCTTATCTTCTTTTTGTATTTCATTCCATAAGTCTGTGCCTAATACAATTCCATCAGGTCTGTAAGCTTTACTAGACCATATGCAATCAGTTAATTCTTTTGTTCTATTAGCTAACAACATTTCATTTGCATCTTTTAATGGCAACGTACATATCTTAGCTTTATTAGGTGAAAATAATTTTGCACATTCTAAAGCCGCTTTACGACCGTGCTCATCTTGGTCAAAACAAAGTACAATACTCTCATAACTTTCTAACCATTCAAGTTCTTTTTGTATATCTTTTTTGGCACCTTGTGCACCAGTCTTAATACTTACTACGGGAAATTTATTTTGATTGACACGTGATATTGATAAAGCATCTAGTTCGCCTTCTGTAACAATAACCATTTTACCACCATCACGCCATAAATGCTGTCCAAACAATCCTGCTTGCTTAGCATCACCTAACCACTGAAATGTTTTATCAGGGTATCTTAGTTTTTGTGCAACTAATTCTTTATCTTTGTTATAATAATTTGCAATTTGACATGGTCTTCCAAACCATGCACCAGTTTGATAATTAAATTTTTGTGCTGTGTTGTAATCAATATTTCTTTTAGATAATGCAGATACATTACCTGAAATAAAGTCTTTACTTTTTTCTTTTTTGTTTGTTTGTGTGTTCAAGTCTTCTACTCCTTTTTTTAATGTGTTACATGAAAAGCAATAAGTGTGACCATCATCATAAACAGAATTAGCGTCACTAGAACCACACTCATCACATGGTGCATGATATAAAAACGTACTATCGTTATTTTGCATAAAATTTTTTGCCTTAATATTTTGGGTTTAACCTACTGGATATTTCTACCCAGTAGGCAACAAACAAACTATGTCAGCAATTCTTTTACATCAAATTGCGGACACGAAGCGTCAGTTACATCTCTGTGACCAACTATTTCAACCTCTTTGTAATTGGCTTTTAAAACATCTATGAGTTTAACTAAACTCTCATATTGTTTGAAAGTAAAATTACAATCAGGCTGTCCATCAACATTTTGTCCACCAACTAGACAAATGCCAATAGAATTTTTATTAGACAAGGCAACATCTGTTTCGATATGTGCGCCGGCTATCATTATGTCGCGACCGTCTTGTACAGACCCGTCTCTTTTAATGACTTTATGAAAAGCGCATGAGAATAATCCCTCTTTTCTATGTTGCTTGTCTAAATCTTTAACATCTAAATTTTGTTTTGGATTTGTATTAGTTGAATGAACAACAATATACTTAGTTTCTTTTCTTATGTTATTCATAACCATTCCTTAGGCACATGTTTGTCAGCATATTTAAAACCGTATTTATCACACCACATGCCATATGTTGTACTTGATTTTTTACTTATTTTTGTTTTTGAATTACTAAATATAAATCTAATATCTAACTGAGGATGCTGTTCTTTTATAAGACGCATTTTCTGACGGTCTTGAGAAGTAAAGTAACCTTTAGTCTCAATGTAAATGTCAGACCCAGTTAGATAAAAGTCAGGTGTGTAAGTGTGCACCTTTTGTGGTTTAACATAGTTTAGTTTTGTTTTTTCAAACTCGTATTTAACATTTTTAGTGTCAAGCTCAGAAGCAATTGCTTCTTCTAAGCCTGACCTAAAACCATAACGTAAACCAACTTGTTTAGAAGTCAGCTTCTGCGCTTTCTTCTTGTACCACATTTGTGTTTACACTTTCCGGAGCCTCATAGCCACCTTCAACTTTGTCAAAGCCGTAACCTTCAGCATTACCGGCACCACCTTCAACTAGTTTAGTTATTTGCACTGCTCTTAATCTCAGACTTACGCCTGCGCCTGCCATTGCAGTGAACCAGTGTACTAACTCAGCACTAACTTTCATCTGACTACCAGACCAAACATTAGCATCAGTTAAAGGTTTACCAGAGCTATCAAACAATGCTACTTTAAATGGAATTACTTTTCCATCAGCAGAAATTATTTGTGCTTTTCTTTTAAATTTGAAAATAGTATTTCCAGTAGGTTTACCACTTTCATCAACCTCTTCTTCGTATGGTGCGTTAGCTTGTTTTATTTTTTTGCCTTTGTTATTTTCGGCTGCAAGCTCAACACTTTTTTTCATCTCTTCATCAATTTGTTTAATAAGAGAAGAAGCCTTGTCAGTAGGCACCACAAGGTTTACTTTGTAATGTCCATCTTTGTCAAACTTAGTATCTGGTTTTGTCAACCATGCATACTGAGACACGCCTTCTGGACTTACAATCTTAATGTAATTATTTTTCATAATACTCCTTATTCTACTATGGGTACTTTAATGCTATGCAAAAAAGAACTCACTGTCCCGCAATTGATTAATTTCTAAGTCACCTTTTGCGGGAACTTCAGGCAACTTATTGTGTAGCTCTTTTGGTAATTGTTCAAGGACATCTTTTTTAAAGTTTTCTAAAATGTCATGCTGTGTAAACATCTCAATAAAAGCTTCTCTAATAGATTTATTAAGTGTTTCTACATCACCGGCTGTTGTACCAAAACTGTCATGTACATTACAAAAATTAGTAATACCATTCTTGTAAGCAATGTTTACAGTTTTCATCATAGCCGCACTGTCTACAGAGTGGACAACATTGGGAGCTACTCCGTTGCCCATTCTTAGTTTATCCGTCAAGTCAGTCTCTGTGTTAATTCTAGGTTTGATAACTTCACCCATCAACATAGCTTTAACTCTTTTAGACTTCATTTCCGGATATGATTGATAAACAGGAAAGCCAACAGGTGTTACCCAATGTACAGGCAATTGTTGTTTAGCAACAATACGCGCTATTGTTTGTAAGTAATCCATACCAATTCTTGCAGACTTCAAATTATCACCAATACTGTCCCATATGACAGACGCTAGATAACTAGCCGGTTTGAATATCTCATCTTGAAATGGATGGTTTTCACCTTTGTCTTTACGTTTAGTTAAATCTTCAATTACAAAGTCAGTGCATGAATATCTTGTTGAACCATAACAAATAGTCATAATACTTCTTTTAGTAGTTGAACGCTTAACGCCATAGTCTAACCACAACTGAGCAAAAGGTTTATTTTGTTCAGCATCAAGTTTTAATTTTTCAATAACTGCATTAGCAACTAATTGATAAATGTCTTGCGGTGTGTCTGTAGGTGTTAAGTTAACTAACTTACCTGCTTTACTGTCTCTTAACATTAAAGAATAAATTTGAAGTCCATTACATGAACCATCAACGTTTACAGGTATATGTGAGACAAACCCATAACCTTGTTCTTTAAATCTTTTCCACTCATCACAAAATGCTAAAAACTGAAATGGATTAGAAGCTTCTTCCCATTGTCTATGTAACATAGGGTCAGCAGCACAATCAATAATCCAACTTGTATTATCTTCAGTCCATTTAACACGGTCAGTAAAAGATATTTTATCTTCACCATATTGATTAGCACCATGTATAGCCAACCAATAATCACCTTTGTTTTCTTTTGTGATTTCTTTACCTTGTGCAAATGATAGTAATGCTTTAGCACCACCAATAGATTGATAGTTTAAAAAAGCCGGTACGCAATATGCTCTTCCTCTAAAATCTAATTGCAATGGAAAATATAAAGTTTGATAGTCTTTAAACTTTTGAGCTAAATGTATAATTTTAGCATACAGTAAACGCTTAGAAAACATTCTAGCATTTTCTGTGTGTGCCATTACAGCTTTTCTTTTCCAGTCTCTTCTACTATCAACATTAGTTTCAATGTCATGCGGTTTGTTTGGAATATCTAAATTACTACTTGGCGGCATACCACCAACAGCTAATCCTTTATCCCAAGCTTCTTGCATTACAGATAAAACAAAATTATTAATTGCAAAAGGTGTAGCTTGCATAGTATTAACAGCATTATACACTTCAGGCATATCATAATTCTCAAGCTCTTTTTTATACTTCTTGTTTTTTTGTTTAACAAGTTCAAGCTCAGGTAATTCTTTAGTCCAATAACCGCCGCCAACTACGGTCGACCAAAGTTTAGGCGGCATAACTGTTGGCAAGTACTCTGGATTTAACAGCTCATTAAAACTATTTCTATTTTTAATCCACTGTCTAGTTTTATCAGTTTGTTTAATTATTTTAGCCTTTTTGTGTTTTACAGTTTCAGTACCAATCTCAATTAAACCTGTAGAATAAATCATAAGCTCAACTAATCGAAGTCCTACGTGTAATTTAACAGGTGTAGTCCACTCTTCCCATTTCATCACTTCATCACGCTTAGCACTTTCTCTAAGTTTTCTTCTTTTGTAAGTATAATTAAAACTACGCTTATCTAAATCTTGTTTTACCGTTTGGTATAAATCAGGGTTTAAATGTTTAAAGTTTTTAAGACTAATCTCAGTCTCAACTTTACCACCTAGTGATATACACGTAGCCGTTAAAGGTTTATATTGTGTTATTGTATTGATTATGTGTTTACCAGTAATTAAAGCCAATATCTCAGGCTCAACTTCACACATCTTTAGAAATGCAATAGACGGTTTGCCTATTGTTTTTTGTGATTGCTCTTGTACCCATTCAGCAATAGCCTTTGCCAATGGTCTTATAGTGTTTGCTACCATTATTTTACCATAACTAGTAACACTTTCTTCTTCTCGTTCTATATGAGATTGTAGACGCTTATTAGTTCTTAAGGAACCGGCATTACGCATCTCTTTTTCATGCTCTACTTCATCTTTATAAGTAGGCATACTTTCAATCAGTCTAGCCATATAACTAACTCCTTCAATTATTAGTGGGTTATGTTTTTATAATATCTACTATGGGAACCTTAGTCAGGCTCCCTAGTATTTTTTTGTAACTCATTAGAAATAGCCAACAAAGGCGGCAATTTAGATTCTAATATATTTTGTATAAATTGTGCCGCTCGCATAGCAATTTGGTTTGGTGTCATTGCATCATAAGCTTCTAAAGACTGTGTCTTTTGTAAAAACAATATGATTTTTTTTCTTAATTCCCAATTAATATGTATTTCATTATTTGCCATTTTTATCTATGTCCTGTAAATGTTTAATTTGTTTACCTGTTAATCTAGTTGACAATGCAAATGGGTTTATTGTGTCAGCATTTTTGTTCTTTGGGTTACGTTCTTTTAGTGTAAAGATAAGACCACAAACAACGCCGCCTAGTAGTATGACTTGTCCTTCTATTGGCAAGCCTAGTATTAGTTCAATCATGTTTATCCTTTTTTAGTTTATTTAAAATTGTTTTACATTCATGGCAATTACAATTTTTAAGTTGTTCTTTACCTAAAACAATAGTTTTATATTTATCTTGATTGTTACAAAATAGACAAAGTTTTTTTTCTATTTCATCCCATGTTCTAGTATCAAAAAATCTATTTTTACATTCTTGACACTCTATTACATCACCTAGCATAATATCCTTTGGTTATAATTGATTGTAACAGACTAAAGCCGGATATACCGGCTCTAGTTTCGCTCAGTAAGAGCTCATCAGTGTTACTAATCGTATTGGTGTTGTTTCAGTTCAACATTTATGACAATATCAGAACAACCATGTGTTTCGTTTATATCTCTAAGTAAATTTGCAAATTCTCTTAGTTGAATACCGTCAACACTGTGCATTTTTACTTTCTCAACATTTTTTTCATGTTTCTTTTTTTCTCTATTATATTTTTCACCAATTACAGTTATATTATACTCGTCTATATACATATTAATTACCTCTTATTGTTTGTTTTAGTTTATTAAATTTAGCGTCAAATTCAAAT